CATGTTTTACCTCACCTTTACTATCCAGAAGCTTCTTTAGACGACAGTCCACACCATCGTCGCCCTCAGCTCCTGAGGGCGCCTTAAGGAAGGAAGCGCAATGTTGCGCTTTCCCAGCTCTTGAGTATCGACTTTAACGGTAAAATACCCATTAAGGCCGAGTCGAGAGTGGTCCACCTCGATAAAAGACCGAGCAGGACCCCTTCCTTTGGCTGTGCGTTGCCAGCGAATAAACCAATAGTTGTCGAAAGCCCCACAAGGATCGGGGGCCTCTTCCAACCGCTGGACAAACCCGAGGACCCGGAATTCGCGCCGTTGGTAGTCACTGTTCCATCGTGACCTTTTTAAATGCGAATTTTTGGGATGAAAAGCTTTGAGCGAAAGACCTTCACCATCTACCGTAAAAGGTATTTGGTGGAAATCAGCCGCTCTAGGCTTACTGATATCAGAGAGATCAGCCCTTAGACAGCACCTGCGAAGGTGAGTGTTTAGGGAAAGATATCCATGATCCAGTGCCTGGTTGGCCTGATCTACAAGACCCGAAAGTCCTGTCAGACTGAAGCCACCACGGTCTTCAAATTTTGGCTTAAGCCGAAACGGAGTCACGTCATAACCAGCGTAGTGGTAAGATCCACAACTCTCCCTGATGGGGGAGTCGCTGTCCGTGAAAGACTTCGAGTGGTTTACAGTAAAGCCTAATTCCTCGAGAGCGCACACGACGTTAGACACCATTCGCGTATCGCATATGATGTCGTCGCCGTAGACTTGCATTGGGTGGTACCTAAGGTCATCAAGAGTCCACCGGTTAGGGCGGTCCTGAAAAGCCTCTCTGACCAGACTACTGATGTCTAAGCCATCGAGAACCCCAGGGGTTTTCCAATCAAGTCCATGTGCTTGTGCCACGCCTATCAGTAGGCAGACAACAGAATATATCGTGCTCTGTACAGGGAAGCACAGAGCGCTACCCATTGGTGAGAATTTCAGAAGTTTATGGAAACTCCCGTCGGGTAGTTTTACGACACTCGTCCGAGTAGCGCAGAGATGCCTAGCAACTCTTGGGGGATATATGATCTTAATTAAATCCCACAAAACGCTATCGGAAGCACTTGACAAATCAATAGTGGCAGTCCGCCCGGTTTGTGAACCGAATAGACTGCCGGCCTGATTTTTTGACTGATCGCCAATATCAACGAATCTAGCCAAAATGGAATGTGTCAAATGGTTTTCGTAACTTATGCGAATTCCTTGTTGGAGATACTGTTTTTCAACAGGTTCCATACAAATGGAACGGAGCTTATCATACTCCTTAGGCACAAATTTTAATCGAGACGAAGGCACAAGCGAGCTTCTACGGATCTGGGTGTAATCACCCAAAGGAAACAATGGCTGGATTGAGTCGGCAAATCGTCGACCATACCCACCATACATTGTAGCAATGCAGGGTGAGACGGCTCTGAGCACCGAGTTCTTTTCATCTGCCAGCCTTATTCCCTTTTCAGCAACAGCTCCAGAGCCATGAGATGGCAGGAGTTGTCCAAGATCCCAGCCTTGGAAGACGATATCCATAATCGGGCGGAGGTTAGCTGCCCAGCTAGGAATTTCGACTTTGCCTAACCTTTCCTCTAATTCGAGCCAGCTGCGCAAGGCAGTGGCTTGTAAATCCTCATTAATGAACGCGACCTTCTTGGCGAAAGTCAGGAACGTCAACAAGAACCTTAGAACATGAGGATCTCCGGTTCTGTAGAAGTGAAGATATTCCCGAAACACTGGGGTGTCTCGAAAACCTTCTAAGAACTCGCTATTAACAGCGACCCCATCTTTGATCCTGCAAGTAGTAAGCAGGGTATGAGACAGAGCAGAGAAGCGCTTTATCGTCCCGTAAATGTCCTGGACCAGTGTTAGTAAAAACCGGTACAGAACAGATCGTGGCTTTAGGCGATCCAAAGGTGAATCCGATAGAAGAGTAATCCACGAGGAAGTAACTAACCAAACGCGTTCAGCGTTTAAACCATAGTTAGTTACAAGTGTGGTCTGGAAGGCCTCATCATCCCGTGGATACAGAATGAAGCGACCCCCCAAGCATGGGGTTGATAGACCCCATTCCCAGGCCAACTTACACAGCTGGTGTATCGGTGGTGATAACCGAAACAATACCGAATTGGATGTTACTCAATTCGGCGTCACTAAGGGCACCATCATCGACATTAATTAACCAGCTAGCAGCATTCAAGATGAGAGCGACAAGCTGGGCCTTGTTAGGCACAGCCTTCCGCGGCATCGTGTATGCAATGGTTACGGAGCACGGATCTGTAGTCTTCAGATCAGCATCAGTGTCAAGAAACTCGACAAAGGTGTTGACCTTACAGGACACATTAACGAGCCCGCGACCACCGTTGGCCTTGACGTTCGGATAAAACCCGCGACGAACTGTCATCGGATACTCGTCCGAACCTGACGTTTTCTGGAAAACGGCCTCCCGCACCCCATCTGGACGGACTGGTGAAACTTCAGCCAGTTCAAATAAGGTTTTAATCGCGGGGGTGTAGTCGTCCCCAGTAAGTGCCAGGGGAGTAGTGTCTACGTTCAAAATTGTGTGAGTCACGGTCATTTCAGCCTCCCTTTCGGAGCGCTCGTAGTGACGTGTGGCCACAGTTACGAATGTAACTTTGGATGACCAACACGGGATATCACCGGCGAAGAAGTTTATAAGCCAGTGATGATGGAACCCGGAAATCCGGGAGGTTTCCATCAAAGAAATAAGGTAGGTTGGTAGGACTAGGTATGGGCAGTGTATCCATTACTGCTCTGAGATAAGTCTCGTAACCTAGGCCCTTATCCAGGGTTTCTGCATCAGCCACGATACCAAAATCGCGGTAGTCCGTTCCACTCCAAGGAGTTTTCATGGAGATAGAATGGGTACCGTACTTGATATCCACAGCCAACATTATGGCCATGTTCTCTATGTGTTCGACCGAATTCCCCAACCCGAGGAACCAGTCAAGCACAAAGCTAAAGGGAACTGTTTCCCAGAGTGCTGATACAGTAGGCAAGATTCCGATTTCCTTCAATGGCAAAACTGCTGTGAGAAACGAATCAGGAGCTATAGAAGCAACAATCTTGCTCCTATGGCGGATTAGTGTCCCTGTAAAGGGCCACCTACCGCCGTCCCAATCCGCAGGTACACCGATATCGAACTTACCGTGAAAGGTAAGCTCTTTACCGTACCTAGCAGCAAGGCCTGCAAGCAGTTTTGCAAACGTGCGACTTGAAGCAATAGCATCTTCGTACGTGGGTCGCAGTCCAAAGGAATAAACAAGCTGAGCGTCTGTTAACATATCTAACAACCGAATAATGAGCGGGAGCCCATTACTGCGGCCACTGGATAACCTCCGGATGGCGGATAACAATCCAAAGGCGTTAACTAGCCCGAACGCAGTCTTGATCTCTGAGAGGGTTTCAAAGACATTGACTTTGCTCTCTCCCCACAAATTATCCATGGCATCTTCAGAGCTGAAGAACATACCACAGAACGTCTGAGGGATAAGCTTGTTGGCGTAGTCTCTATGGGCGAGGAAGCCCATAGCACGTCCTGCTACGTAACCAATCTCCCGGTCGAAACCGAGAAAGGCATCCACATCAGGAAATTCAGATGCTTTTGCCAGACCAGTAGTACCATAATGGATGGGATTGAACCCAAACCACGTTGGTGTCCAGGAAGTATCCTGGTACTGCTTTGGTGAGTACGGTAGAACGCGTGGCTCGCCGGCGGGGATGGTAGCATAAGCTGCAGTGTACCCCACCAACTTAATGCCTGTGCGGAGGATAGATTCGAGCGGATTCCACTCCTGAGCCTCGCCTTCAAAGGGCAAGAACTCGTGAATGGGTGTAAGCTTATATCCGTAGCGCACTAGGATAGCGGTTCCCGTTGACAACCTAAACTGTTCGTGTTCATTGTACCACGAGATCTCACCGATATGACCAAGAGACACGTTAGTGTATCTGGTATTGTACCGGTAATCACCAATGATGATGTCACGAACATCAAAGTCGCCACGTAGAATCTGGTCGGTTAATTCCGACCAAGTCCTAGACAGTGATACCAAGTGCGTGTCCGCACCTATCCCAAATTCAATGACGGGATAGTGGTAGTTGCTAAGACTACTAAAGCGAAAGGCAGTATGGACTGGAGGTCCGCTGCCATCAGGCTCTCTTATGTAAAGAGATCCTGCATTACCACCTAGAAACCTACCCTTAAGATTGGGGTGTATAACATCGTGCTCGCCAGGAATCTGGATTGATCCTGATTTAAACGTGAACGATGTGAACAATCCGCGGATATTAGAAATATACGCGGACCAGGCCTCAAGGCTACCCGTACGGGAGGTGTGACGAGGTTTAATCCCTACATAGTTAGTTTCTGAATCTTCGAACTCTATTCCAAAGCAGATCTTAAGAAGATCGGCCTTAAAAATATCGTACTCAATATTCTCGACTAGATGACTAAATAAGGGGTCAGCCCAATCATACCCATAGGTGGGTATATCCGTACAACTTAGAGTTGCATTATACGGATTAGTAATGACGCTCGTTAACATTAAATTATTCCTTTCTCGAAAATCGGATTAACCAGGAGGTGGCCAAACCGGC